CACGGAATCGAGCACACGGGCCTGAGCGGCGGGAGCCAGCCCGGACTCGGCCAGCTGCTTGGCGACGGCCAGCGGGTCAACCTCGGGGGCCTTCTCGGCGTCCTCGGCCTCCTTGCGGGCGGCCTCAGCGAGATCCGCCTTCTCCTGGTCTTCCTTGTCGGCGCGCTCCACCAGCCTGGCCACGGCCTCGGCGTTCTTCTTGCTGGACTCCACGAGAGCGTCCAGGGCTGCAGTCAGTTCCTTGGGCAGTTCCATTTGTTCCTCTTTCTTATGGGACTCTGCGTCACTCTCGGAAGCAGAAATCTTGCGCTCGGATTCGAGCAGGGTGTCGAAGCCGCCACCGGCTCCGGGCGTGGTCACCACGTCAACGGAGTGGACGGCGGTGAAGCGTTCGAGCACAGGGCCGTTGTCGCCTTCGGCCATTTCGCCTTCGGCCCGGATCGACATTCCGATAACCCCGGCCTCGGCGCGCGATTTCACAAACTCCTGGTATTCCGGAAAGAATGTCGCCTTGGCATAAAGATCCTTGCCGTCGTATTCCGCATTCTCGGAAAGGTATCCGATAATGTCGTCAACGCTGCGCTCCGGCCGGGAGAATTTTTCCTCGGCGCTGGGGTGGTTCTTGTAAATCCGGATGCCCGTGGTGAAAAGGCCCTTGCCGGAGTCCAGCGCCTCTTTCGGATACCAGGCCGAGGAGCCCTGCCGGTCGCCCTCAATGATCTTGATGCGCCACGATTTACCAGTGAGCTGGTCAGGCGCAATTCGCCCCGCCTCGACAATTTGCTGCACGGACATAAAGGTGTCTCCAATCCTCGTTTACCAGTTTAGCAGTTTGGTATTTAGAGAATTGGAGACACCAGAGTAAATACTAAAGGGCGCTCTAGGTGTCCGATTCAAGCGAATGGTTCGCCAAACGGATCAGTCCGTTGACCGTGCGTGAGAGCGCCTTAACCTGCTGGGTGGTCTGGGCAGCGGTCGGAGTCCCCACTGCGAGGTAGGCGTTGTTGGTTTCAAGGGCCAGTCGGAGCTTGTCCCGGATGCTGCTCTCGTTGGTCTCCGCTACCTGCCCAAGCGCACGCTGATCTGCGTCCGCGTTCTCCTGGTCAGTGTAGGGGCGGGTGCTGGGGGCGCGTTGTGCATCCCATGTGGTGACGGTGCGTGCAGTGTCGTCGGCTTCGCGGACCAGCAGCCCGTCCCGCCATGTCTGGTGACTCATGCTGCTGACCTCTTAGCGGCGAAACGGAGGGCTGGATTCGAGTTATTCACACCTGTCGTGGGAACAAACGAGGCAGGCAGGGACGATTGATTCGTTGGGCCGCTCATGACCTTGTTGTCGTTTTGGAGAATGGAAGCCACGCCGGAGTACGTCAGTGGACCGTGGATTCCCAGCGAGGTGAAGTTGGTACACCTCATGAAAGGGTTTCCACCCAGTGGGAGCCATGCAAGCCAGAGCACGCCAGCCGGAAGCGTCCATCCCCCGGCGAGGATTTTGTCGCCTATCGTGGCCGTAGAGATCGTGCCAAAGGTTCCCCCCAACGTCATGACCCCGTTGGCGGCCATTGTGTAGTACCCGAGCTGAAGCGACGAGCCTGCCGCAGCAGTCGAGCAGTAGGTCCAGATGTCTGTGAACGTGAAAGACTTCCACAGGTACGTGGGGACCAGATTGACGTCCCCCGGATTCCCCACGGAGCCGTTGGAGACAGGGCCAGGGTTGAGCAGGGCATAAAGGTTGGGGATCAGTTCCGCACCAGGGGCTGCTGCTGCGCCCGCCGGACCTGCCGCTCCGTCTTCACCCGGCGGACCCGGAGGCCCTGGCTCACCAGGTTCGGCGGCCAGTTCCTCTTTGAGCTTCTCAATCGCGCGGGCAAGCATCAGGTCGGTAAATACGTCAGACATGGTGATCTCTCCTTCTAAACTTTCGCGCCGGAGCGCCCGGCCCTGGTGGCGTCGGCGCGGTATGAGTTGTCGCCGTTTGAGGGGTTGTAGTTGTCCGGCTGCTCGGCGGCTGCCTTGGCCTTCAGCTCGGCGTCCTTCTCGGCCTGCTCCGCCTGTTTGGTCATCTGCAGGATCAGGTTGCCCAGCTGCTCCTCGGAGGGCACACCGGAGTCCAGGTCAAGGTCGAAGGCGTGGATGAGCATGTCCCGGACCTCCTCGGCGGAGAACACGTTCAGCGCGGCGGCCTGCACAATCGCCTGGATCTGCCGGTAGACGGCCTCCTCGGTGATCGGCGGGAAGACGGTTTCGACGTCCATGCCGAAGTAGGTGAAGACCTGCTCGAAGAACGCGGTGTGCTCGGCCTGCCGGTCCTGGAAGATCTTCTCGTTCACGGTGGTCAGGGTCTCGGCCGAGGCGCGGTTGGCTTCCCCGGCGTCGGCGGTCAGCTCGTTCAGCGGCACGTTCAGCCCGGCGGCGACGTAGCCGGCCAGCGGGATGCCGGCCTTGAAGTCCACCGAGCCGCCCGTGCGGCCCATCGCGGAGATCGTGGCCCCCTGCGAGGCCAGGAACGTGGCCCCGACGTGGTTGGGCTCTCCCGTGTGCGGGTCCAGCGTGGGGGAAGTGCCCACCTTGGCTGCCGCCGCCCGGACGGTGGAGGTTGCCGGGGCCGTGACCTTGAAGGCGTAGCGGGCGTAGGACTTCACCAGCGAGGCCTGGGTCTCCAGGAACTCCTTGTGTGCCTTCGCCCACGACATGACGGACAGCACGTCCGGCACGCCCCAGCGCCAGCCGCTCTGTTTGTTGGGGTTGGACACCGCGATGGCGCTGGACCAGTCCACCGGCTTGCCCCGCCAGCGGCGAGGCCGGCCGTAGACCTCGGCGTCGTAGTCGGTGGCCGGGTAGTACACCGTGTTGTGCTCGGTGACGTCCGTGCGCTCATCGGTCTGCGAGGAGCGCACGGAGTCCCACTCCCGCCGGTAGAACCAGATCTCCTCGAAGTTGTCCGGGTTGTTGATGGTCCCGGTGATCTGGTGCAGCGGGATGCGCTGCACGCGGGGCTTGGGCAGCTTGGTCAGCAGCAGGATGAAGTTCCCGTCGGTGCCCAGGCACATCTCCATCTCGGCGTGTGCCTTCGGGGACATCAGCCACTTCTTATTGGCCGGGAACTCCGCGAACTCGCTGTAGTTCTCGATGCCCTTGAACTCCACGCCCGCGCCCCAGATGTAGGCGGTGCGGACGTTCATGCCGCGCTTGACCAGCGGGTTGATGGTGACCAGCGCGCGGGTGGTGACGGAGTTCCTTTTGGCCGCTTCCAGCGGGTATTCGGTGCCGTTGTAGTCCTCGCCCAGCGGCTTCCAGCCGATGTCCTCCATGCGCAGCAGCGCGTCCCGCAGGGATTCCTGCAGGTATTCCAGGCCGTTTTGCAGGGCGGCGTTATTGTCACGGAGTTCGGCAATCTCGCGCAGGGAGGAGGGTGCTTCCGCAAGCTTGACCTGCGTGCGTCGGTTCCTGGCCAATGAAACTCCTAAAGTCCGAGGCTAAAAGGAATAGCCATTCCCCAGTTTATCAAGCTGGTATTTAGTCATTTCTGCGTACAGGGAAATCAATAGAACGAAATGGACATTTCCTGCTCGGCCAGAAATTGCTCCATGCCCAGCTCGAACGTTTCCCCGATTTTCAGTTTCGACACCGGGTCTTTCGGGTCCACCGGCAGGTCCGCGCAGGCGTACATGGCCGCGTCGGCAAAGTCGGGGGATTTCACGCCGCGCCGGATCATGTCGTCCTTGGACTCGATCTGGATGGCCCCGCGCGGGTTGAACTTGTACTGGATGCCCTCCAGCTCCTCCTTCAGGGACTTGTCGCCGTACTCCATGTCGATCTGGCCGTTGGCCATCTTTTCCCGCATGGTGTCGTAGGCGAAGGCGCGGTAGTTGGCCCACTTGTCCAGGTCCGGGGAGGCCGCGTTGCCCACCAGGCCGACGGTCTCCCAGCGCGAGACGGCCAGCCGGGTCACCTGGTCATAGACGCCGGCACCGATGCCCACACCGTCGATCCGGACCTCATCGACGTCCAGCTTGATGGCCCATTCCGCGATCCGCTCGGCCGTCTCCACGGTGTCCTTCTTGGACCATTTGTCCACCTGGCGCAGCACGCCGTCGTGCCAGCTGTAGAGCACGGTGTAGTCCGCGCCGAAGCGGGCGATGTCGCAGCCCAGCTTGGGCTTGGACACCGGGTCCGGCCGCAGCTCGGTGTTGATGGCGTGGGCGAGGGTCTTGGAGCTGAACAGGGTGTTGATGCCCTGGCCGGGGAACTCCCCGAGCACCTTGGACATGTAGCGGGGCGAGTCCTCGCCCCACTCGCGCTTCTTTTCCTCCACCCATTCGGGGGAGATCAGGCCGTCCTTGGCGTCCTCCGGCAGGTACTCCCCGGTGAAGTTGGGAGTGTCGAAGGCCGAGATGGTGATCTTGGACCAGCCGTTCTCGTCGTCCGCGAAGATCTTGCCCAGCTCGGAGGCGGGATCATCGGGGTTGGCGATGGCCAGGATGCGGTCGTTCTTACCCGTGGTGATGGTGGCAACGCCGGTCCACAGGGATTCCGCGATGCCGCAGGCCTCATCGAGCACCGCGAGCACACCCTGCCGGCGGTGGATGCCCTGGAAGCCGTGCTGGTTGGTGTCCGAGGGTTTGCGGCCGAAGCCCACGATGCGCCCTCCGGTGTCCTTCCACTCATCGTCCATGGTGATCTTGCCGGGCAGCTCGTACTTGGCCGACAGGGTGCGCAGGTACTCCCAGAGGATCTTGTTGACCTGCTCGTAGGTGGGCGCGGTGGAGACCACGATGGCGTCCAGCTCGATCCGGGTGTCCACCCACCAGGCGATGACCACCGAGGCGGTGAAGGACTTGCCCGAGGCGTGGCAGGACTTGACGGCCGTCTTCTTGTTGGCGATCAGCGAGTTGGCGATCTCGATCTGCTTGGACCACAAGTGGATGCCGAGCCGCTCCCGCGCCCACAGCGCGATGTCGTTCCGGTAGCAGTCGAGCTTCTGGCGGTGCGCGAGCCCGAGGGCCGCGCCCTGCATGGCGGCGTGGATGCTCATTCGGTCTCCCGCAGGACTTTCAGGTGGTACTGCAGGGTCTCGAACGCGGCGGTGTCCTCGTACACGTCCCACATCAGGTGCAGCAGATTCAGCGTCAGGGGGTAGGAGTCGCCTACCGCGGCGAACAGCCGGGTCTTGATGGCGGCCCAGTCCGGCTCCGCCCCGTCGCGGGCGTAGAACAGGTCCAGGATCTCGCAGGCGTCCGGGGTGAAGTTCTCGGCCGCGCTCATGCGCCCTGCTCCTCGGGGTGCGCCTGCAGCGCCTTCTGCGCCTCGGCCAGGAAGGTGCTCTCGAAGTTGTCCAGCACCTCGCCCCGGATGGCCTTCAGGGTCTTGCCCTTGGCGAAGGCCATCTCCAGCTGCTGTTTGAAATTGCTCTGCAGCGTCATCATGGCGTTCAGGATGATCTGCGTCTGGGCCTTGGTCAGTTCCACCAGGGCATCCTGGGCCTCGGTCTTGCGGGCCTTGTTCAGCGCCTGCAGCGCCTCGATCCGGTCGAAGATCTTCAGGAACAGCTCCAAATCCTCAGCCGTGGCGGCGGCGTTGGCCCGCTGGTGGGCCATCACGAGGAGCTTTTCAAGCCGGATCAGGTGCAGAATCCACTGTTCCTCGGGGCTCATCACGGCGCGGGATTCGATGTACTCTTTCCACGCCCGCACGGCCTCATCGACGGAAATGTCCTGCTCGGCCGCGATTTCCTCGAACGTGTAGCCCTCGCTGCGGCGGTCCACCACGATGGTCGTGAGGATGTCCATAGTGTTTTCGATTTCCGCCATGGCACCAGC